GTTGGACTGCCATTTTTACGGTCTATTATATCTTTGTAAAAAGAATTATTTTTGCCATTTAAAACCCAATCTTTAGAAATGTTTTCTTGCAATTTAGGTCTAACATAATTAGATAATTCTAAAATTCTTATATCACTCATATATGTATAAATCTTTGCTTAGTTCGTAATTTTGTGGTATTTGAGTAGTTGCAAATATTTTACCCCTATAATAAACTATTTCAGAACCACCAAAAAAAGAAATCCAGCATTTAAACTCGTATTTGTCGCCCTCGTTAAAATCAAATGTTAAGTCAAAAGACAAAACACCATATACATAAGTATATGCAGTTAAAACTAATTCTGTAACTTCTTTAGTTGTTTCATTAATTAAAGTAATATTAAACGGTGTTAAATCGTTATTTCTTGGAATTAATTTAATTGTATTTGTCGCTAAGTCTGGGTTAACTACTTTCATATAATTAAAACGATTTTTTCAGTATATTGTTTTAAATTTAAAAAAAAAATGTATATTTGTTTAAAATTAACGTGTTTGGGTATGGTTTGATTTTTAACGGATAAATAAACATAAATTATGAAAGTAGAATTAAATAAAATAGAATTAGGTTATTTGAATGAGTTAATTGAATTAGAACAAGACAACAACTTAAATGATGACACTAATAACGGTAATAACATTATGGTAAGAGATTTAGTTAAAAAATTAACTATACCCGTTGTTGTGAGTACGTGTTGCGACCACGAATGGGAAAAATTAGATGGATTTAGAGAACATTGTTACAAATGCCATCAAATACAAAGTAAGTACGATAACTAAGCAATATTACTTACAACACGTGATATAACAACTTTTAGTAATAGTCTTTTAGTATATAAAATAAGAGTTTTAACTATAAAAAAGCCTTGATATTATTTATCAAGGCTTTTTTTAAATAAAGTGTTTTAATACTATGCCACTAATGCTTCAAAAGCTGTAATAGTTGCTGCATCTAATTTAGGACTTAAAGAACCAGTAGTAGAAACTGCGGTTAATGTATAACCGTTTAAATCTGTTTTAGCACTTCCCGTAGATTGATTAACAGTAACACTTAAACCATCATCTAAGCCTATTGCATGCCAAACATCGTTTCTATCTTGAAGAACTGCCATAGGTCGACCAGTAGCCATTAAATTTAATTCTAAACCACTCGCTGCATCAATCTTCTTTAAAATTGCTGTAAGTGTTTGAGTGTTAACTGCTGTACCTGTATTTGCATCTGGCACTAATTCTTCTACTAAATTATTACCATCACCTTCAATTTCATACTGATAAACTGCTGTTAGTAATGGGTTAATTGCTGTTGCTTCGCCAGCAACTATCGTAAATGCATCTTCTAAGTAATTAAAGAAATAGATAGACTTTGAGCCACCTAAACTATTATTACATTGATACGCTCTACCTGTTGTAATATCACAAGCCATATTTTATATTTTATTTAAAAAAAGGGTGGCAGTTAGAAACATACCACCCTTTTTAAGATTATTAATTTAATTTATTTATACTACTGCTGTTGTAGATAAATACCAAATGATTTCCGTTGGGTTTACATATTGTACACCTGCTGTATAAACCATTTTATAACGAACCATCCCTGAAAGGTCGCTCTCATCCATGTCTTTTATTCTTAATTCGTTATGGTCTGAAAGTAAACCAGTACCGAAATTTAAGTTTTTAGTTTCATAAACTACAATAGTGTTATCTGGTAAACCATTAACTTCTGTTAAAGTATATTTACCAAATTTAACTTGCTTGTCATCTGCTGTACCATCGTTTGCAATACCTTTAGAAACTAAGTAAAAGTTGTAAGCTTGAAATACGTCAGGAGATACTAAAACGTTTAAAGTTTTACGTCTTAATGCTGTTGGAATAGCTGTTAAAACTTTCTTTAATTCAGATTCTACATTTGCTTCTGTAATTGCTCCTGCTAATGGCACAATACCATTGTTTGCTTTTATTACATCTGAATCTGCTGTAAACTTTGGTATAAATCCTTCAAATTCTCCATCTGTTGCACCAACTCCACTCCAAATATCCGCATCTGTTGCTTCTGCTGTATCTGCTAAAACTTCTGCAATTAACGCTTGTTCTACATCTGCAGGCATATTATCATTATGCGCACTAAATCCCATTGTTGCAGAACTCCAAATTTGTCTTAAATCTTCTTTACAGATTTCAAACTCATTTTTTATTTTCTTTGGTGCTAATTCAACTTCTGAAAGTGTAACCGCTCCTGCTGGTGTAAATCCACATGCATAATCTTGACGACCATTCGCATAAGATATTTTTCTTAATGAAACCTTATAGTCGATGTCTGGTAATACGTTTACCAATCCTAATCTTAAAGTGTCTGCCTCTTTAAAAGCTTTACCTACAATATCCCCTGCTACTTGACCTGCATAGTTACTGCTTACTGTTACTGTTGTTGCCATATTATTTATTTAAACTGTTTAAAATTCTACTTTTTGCCGTTTTACCTACTGTTTGAGTTGGTGCGCTTTTAATCGGCTTTGCGCTTGGTGCTTTTGAAAACTCTAAAACTTCTGCTTTTAAAGTTTCATTTTCTTTTACTACTTCACTTAATTTAGTTTCAAAAGATGCAAGTTTTTCGTTTACATTTTCTGAATACTTAACTAAAATAGATTTAATTGCATTTTCTAAAGCTTCTTGTTTGCTTTCAGAAGTTTGTGATGGTGCATCTGTTCCCATTTCTGCTGGTGCATCTTCTACGACTTCTTCTTCTTCCATTGGCTTAACTTCAACAAGTTTACTTTCAGCATCTACTACTAAAATACCCATTTCTGTAATGTATTCGCCCTCTGGAATAGCAACACGCTCATCTTCTTGCATAACAAACATATCTGCGCCTGCGGTCAATTCCTCGCCATCGTACATAATTGTTAGTTCGCCATCTGACGTTTTTACTTCTCCTAATTTCACTTCAATAGGCACTTCTTTAACTTCATCGGTTTTATTTAAACCTAATAAAGTTGTTAAAGATTCTAAAAAAGAACTTTCTACTTTACTCATATTTACACTCGATTTTAAATTTATTTCTTGTAGGTCCAACATTGCATCAATACTAAATCCTAATACTTCGCCTGTTTTAACATAGTCATTCCAAATCTTATCGTCATCTACTTTCATAGTTGCAACCCAACTACCAACTGGATAACTAAAGCCATATATTGCGCTTTTGTCTTTTGCGCTATCTTGAACTATCCAACTTTCCACAAACGTAACACCGTTTATTTTGCTATCGTGTTCTATTGTGCTATTGGTTTGGAAACCATTTTTAAAAAAACTATAAGATAAATTCTTAATAGTATCTTCGTTAAATACTATGTTAAATTCTTCTTTTGTTTTTTCGTTAAATCTATAAATAGGTTTGTTAGGTTCTAAAACTAGACCTATTAATATGCGTTGTTCTTTGTCTACTTCTTTGAATTGAATAACTTGTTTTTTTTCTTGTTCAGAAAGTGCAACAAAATTACCTTCCATTGCTGGATTTTTCACAAGTGATATGCCAAAAACTCCATCTACTTGTTCAGGATTAAAGACTGCATTATAAGTTTTCATATAATTAAAACGATTTTATTTTTTTATTGTTATATTTTTTTGTATATTTGTCACTAATCAAAGTTATAAATTGACTTTTTTTTGTATGTAATTAGTTAACTCTATTAGTTCTTATACCTTTTTATTATAAACACACCTTAATAAGAAGATGAAATTTTTAATTAAAATATTAAACCGTTCACTTTGTAGAGTAGTGAACGGTTTTTTTTATATACTTGCTTCGTCTATAATATTTCTATCCAAACTTTGAGCAGTTGAAACATTAGAACTAACTACATACGCTTGTATAGGTTCGTTACCACTTTGTAAACCTTCTGCTATTTGATTTGTTCCTGTTCCTTGTACTAAGTTAAAAGATGGTGCTGGTGGTGCTGTTGGAACACTTGGATTTGCTGTTGTTGTACTTCCTGCTTCATTTGTAGAAAGTATTTTAGCAACGTTCAAAGCGCCAGCAATACCAACCGCAGCCGCATTTGCAAATCTTAATGTTTGCGTAGGTGTTACATCTGTTGTTTCTGCCAAAGCTTTGTTTATACCTTGATACGTAGATATAACCGCTTGTGATACTGCAACACCTTTAGCAAGCGCACTACCTTCTTTTGCTAAAGTTCCTAATATATTTAAACCTGCTGTTGCTAAACCTATTTTCGCATCTTCTAAAGCTTTTGCACTTTTCTCTTTTTCTAAATTTTGCGCTTTCTCATTTTCTGTAATTCTATTATTTATTTCTTGTGATTTGTTAGCAAATTCTTGTTCTGCATCTACTCTTGCTTGTGTTCCTAATGCATACAGTTCTTTCTTGCGTTCTAAATCTTCTGATATTATTTTATTTTCTTCATCAAGTGCTAAGCGCTGTTTTTCAAGTTTTAAAAGTTCTGTTTGCTCTTGGTTAGCATCAAATTCTAATTGCGCTATTCTACGTTCTTTTTCTGCATCACTTATAGTTTCAGTTAGTGCTATTTCTTCTTTTAATAAATTGTTTTTATTAGTTTTTTGTTCACTTGCTTGACTTTCTAAACGTTCGTTTAAATCTATTAAATCGGTGTTTAATTGGTATATTTCGTTTGTACGTTCTGCTGTTACACCTAAAGCACTTTGCTCTTGTAGTAATGCGCTAATACGTGCTTTAATTGTTCCCGCTTCTGCATCGCCTTGTTTTTTTAAAGTTTCAGCAAGTTTATCATTTGCTTCAATTCTTTTTTCTATTGATAATTGGTCGTTATCTCTTATTTGTCTTAATTTTTCTGCATCTCTTTGATATTGTAATTGCAAACGTTGTTGTTGTAATGCCAATAGTTCAAAGTTCTTTTTATTTTGTGTTATGCTTTTAGCTTGTTCAAAAGATGCGCTTAAACTTATTTCTTTTACGCCCTCAATAGTTTTATTTGCTAACGTGCTAACTTCTCCAACTGCTTCACTAAAATTATTTACAATATCTAAACCAGCGTTTAATGCATCTTCTCCAACTTGTTTTAAGTTATTGTTAGTTTCTAATAATTCTTTATTTAATTGCTTAATTGTTTCTGGGTTTCCATCTCCAAAAAATGATTTTTCCCATGCTAATTGAGCAACTGTAATAGCTTTTTGAATTTGAAAAAATGCAACTTTTAAAGGTGTTATTCCTAAAGTCAATAAACCACTTAATACCTTGCCTAAAGCATCAAAACCACCAGTAACTTCATAAGCATACTTTGCACTTTCAATTAATACGCCAACTGTTTTATTAAAAACTATGTTAACAGTTTCCATTACAGTAGCAAAACCATCTGCAATAGTTTGATTTGATAAAAACACATCTTTAAGCGTGTTAAAAGCCGATATAATCAAACCAATACCCAACGCTTTAAAAGCTAAACCAATACCAGAAACACCGCTTTTAATTGCTTCTAAACCTTTCTTACTATCCTTTGCGCTTTTACCTAAATCTTCAACTTCTTTATTAAGTTTGTCTTGCTCTTTTATAGCATCTTTTTGTAGGTCTATTTGCTCGTTATAAAGTTCTTTTATATCTTTTAAAGCTTGTTCAGTTTTTGCAACTATTTCTATTACTTTTGTTATTGCCATAATCTTTTTATTTTGCGTTTAAAACCCACCCAAGTATTAATATATTCGTGTTTACCCTTAGCAATTTCTATATGCTTATAATTACCATAGTAATCTGCTTTGTGCAATAGTTCTATTATATCTGTTATTTTCATTTAACTACGTTCTTCTATTGTTGTAAAACTACCTATTAAAGATGTTACATTTGTTGTATCTGTATTATTAGCAACTTCTAAGAATATATAATCGTTTACTTCTAAAGTCGTTCTGCCTAAAATACTAAATGTACATCTATCTGTACCACCTTGAAAATTATTAATAGTGGCTTGCTGTGAAATTATTGTACTTGTTGTAGATGCGCTACTATCAAACTTTCTTATTCTAATTGTTATATTATCATTTGCCCCACCATCTAAAACTATGTAGGATATTACTTTAAAATCAATAGGCGAACCACTTATATTTCTTAAAACACCATTTACAGGACTATCAAAATGTTGTAAGTCGCTTATTGTATAAACACCTAATAATGTTGTAAATGTATCGACTAAAGATATTGTTGTTTCCGCTTCGGTTGTTAAGCTTAACAAACCACCAACATAAGTATTAGGTAAACCTACATTTGTTTTCCATTTTGAGTAACTGCTTTTTTCGCTTATGTTTGGGTAAATAGTTGTATCTGTTGCGTCTATAACTCCATTTCTTGTAATTATACAGTCTATTAACTGTAAAGAATTAAACATCGAAAAATTAGATTCCGAAAAATCAAACAAAGGTGCTAACGTTCCTAAATCTGCGTTAATATCTGTTAGAAATCTACTATTAAAAACAAGACCTGTACCTGCTTTAAATAAAGCATCTGCCATTGTGTCGTCAATACTTCTCACTATTGAAGTGGTAATCCTAAAGCCACCAACCCAATTACCTGAAAGCTCTAAACTTGGAGTTCCACCAAACCTACCTGTGCCAGATTCTAAACCTTGTCTATAAGTATCTATTGTTCCTAAACTTGTGCAATTATTGTAATTAATACGAGTTAACTCTATGGCTTCAAAACCTGTATTACCTGTCACATCATATACTTTAGAATTTGCACCACTAATTTCAATACCTATATCAAACATATTAATATTTCCAGCATCAGCACCAGTAAACAAAGTATAATTATCTTCTGTAGAAAATAAACCGCTTACATTAAAATCTGCACCCCTTATAGATATGTCTTTTCCACCACTTAAATCTATTGAAGTTGTACCCATATCAATATTGCCAGCCAAAAAATACTGTTTAGTAGAATCAATTACACCAAAATCGGATGCAGATTTAACCACTATTAAATTATCTGGTGTATTGCTGTTTACTTTTATAAAAGCATCTCTTAAAGCATCACCTGTGCCATCGTTTGCACTTGTACCTACATCTATTAAATTAGCCATTGTCTACTGTTATTATATTGTTATCTACTGTGATTATGTTATTATCTACTGTTATTATGTTTGCAGTTTGGTTTATATAAATTCTAAACTGTTCAACTGCATCTAATGAAACTACTACAAATATTTCACGTGTTGCACCACTTGTATTTTCATCTACTGAATTAATTATATTTGAGCCACTTTGAATAGTTGAAACCCAACTTGTACCAAAACCTAAATCTTGATAACTAAACGTAAATACATTATCTTCTCCATTAGTAACGTAAGTTGTTA